TATGAAGGAATTGGGGAATTTAATAGTAATAAACCCGCTCGTATTAAAGAATTTATTATAGCACTTAATAGGCTTGTAGATGAATATCACGCAGAATTATACTTAAATGATGGTGTATTTGATGCTATTTCAATGGTGATAAAATATGCTCAAGAAGAAGCAATGAATATGAATGAAGCTGAAGAAAAAGACCAACCAGAAGAAAAAGACCAACCAGAAGAAGAAGAAACTCCAGAAGTAGCAGACGTAGAACCTGAAATTACTGGTGATGAAAAAATAGTACAAGACGCTTTAACAAAGGCATATGAAACTGCTAGTAAAATGGGTGATAAAAAACTATTAGATCAAATAGGAAATACTATCACATTTTTTACCCGTACTCACATTGTAAGTAACAAATAAAATTTTTATAAACCAAAACCAATCATTTATGAACACACAGGAATTAATTACCAGAATGCAAGAAGTATTTGAAACTCTAACTACTGAAAATTCAAGTAAATTTAAAACAGGAAAAGGTAGAGCTAGAAAAGCAGCAAGTGAATTAAAAAAATTAGCTGGTGAATACAAAAAAGCATCCTTAGAAGAAAGTAAAATTATAATCTAATGAATCAAACATCAGGCCTCATCGTAAAAGGTATAAATCCTATAGATAACCATGAAATAAGTAATGTTATTCAAGGGGGTACATTTTACGGTGAGTGGTTCCCTGATAAAAATTATTGGTTTTTTCCTTTTGATGAACAAAATTATGCATCATTAAGAGATGATTTAGAACAAGAATTTATTAAAACCGGAATCCATGCAGTTTACACTGAAGTTGATGTAGAATTAAACGAATCTCTATCTAAAAAAGTAATAGATGCTAGAGAGGAAATTCTTAAAAACATGAAATCAAATAAAAGAGAATTAGTAAAGCGATATGGTGCTGATGCTGAGAAAGTTATGTATGGTAGAGCAACAAATTTAGCAAAAAAACAAATAAATAAAATGAACACAGAAAAATTAAGAGAACTTATTAAAAGTAAACTTCTAGAAGCTCCTAAAAAAGATTTAAATAATGATGGAGAAATAAATTCAAAAGACTATTTAATGGCTCGTGATAAAGCTATTAAAGCAAAAATGGGAAATACAAACGAAGCCGAAGAAGGTGATTTTGTTTCTGATTTTATTAAAGCATTAGAAGATGTTAAAACTGTTTTTTTATCTAAATCAAAAAATAATAAAATAAAAGGTCCAATTCTTAAAGCATTTAATGAATTTATTGATGAAATAGATAGACTTGCTCCTCAAAAATTAAAAGAAAACATGAGCGGAGAATCAGGCATAATGGTATTTGGTAGAACTCCTTTAGATAATAGTGCAATCGGTGAATTTATCGAAGAAGAAGATTATTATTATGCAGAGTGGAATAGAGAAGGATTTTGGTTTTTTCCTGAACAAGAAGATTCATATAATGATTTAGAAAAAGCATTAGATAGAGAATTTGCTAAAAGAGGAATTGATGCAAGATTTGAAGGAATATTTATGGAATCATTAAATGAAGATGATTGGATGCAAGCTGATGATGAATCAGATATGGCTAAATCGCAATTAAGATCTATTCAATCTAATGTTTCTAAATTAATGAACATGATTGGAGATGACGAACAATTAGACGCTTGGGTACAAGCTAAATTAACTAAAGCAGAAGACTACTTAAACTCAGTTGAAGGATATTTAGCTGGTGAAGATGCTCAAGAACGTGGTTTAGATGGAAGACAATTAGAAATGAAAGAACTCCTTTATAACCCAAATGAAATACATGGTGAATATAATATTGGAGATATTGTTACTTATAAAGGTAAAGATCATGAAGTAACAAGAGTAGAAACAGATAGAATTTATATTAGACCCACTGGAACTTCAATGCTTGGTAAACCTAACCACTTTTGGGTAAAATATGAAGATTTACAAGAAGGAAAAAAATCATCTAATTTTGCTAAAACATTAGCTGAAAAATTAGCTAAAAAAATTAAAGGAAATGACTAAAACTGATCTTCGAAATTTAATTAGAAGCATAGCTCAACCTATTCTGAAGACCTCACCATCTACAGAAATACCAAATGTAGAATATGAGGAATTAGAAAAATTCCCTGAATTAAAAAAAATAATCGTTGATCTACTTACCCAAGACTATGCTCGTTTTTTAGATGGAATTGATTGGGTTGCTCCTCGCCCTACTACATTTAGAATAAATTTACTAAATGGACAAAATTTTTATTTAATTTATGGAAAACGTAGTTGGATAGCTCAAGTTGAAGGCAAAAAATACTATCTTTTAAATCTAAACGAAGAAGAATCAGCATGTCAAGCAATTGCTGGAATATTAAGGTTTGGTGCTAAAAATAAACCAGTAGCTGAAGGAGAAGAAGAAGAATCTAAAGAAGAAGAAATACCTAAAGAAGAAGCCCCCGAATAAACTATGGACGTATTTGATAAATTTTTTAAGAAATATTCATATAAATTTCCAAAAGGATATCCTGACATGAAAAATGAGCAGGATGTTTTACTGCTCGAATCAATATTAGAACAATTACTTAATGAAAATATTTCTTTAATTTCTGAAGCATCCGAATCAGATGCAAAAAAAGCAATAGAAATTCTTAAAAATAAACTAAACCTAACAGATTCTGATTTTACTAGAGAATCATCAGTACGTTATAAAATATTGGTACCTAGATCTGAACGTTATAATTATGTAGAAAAAATTATAAAAATACCTGGCTTTAAATATAATCCTAATGCTAAGGGTTCATCTATAGGAGCTATTGATTATAATGGTGTTTCATTTTTATTAAAACCTTCAAATTTACAAGGTAGATCATCAGCAGGTACTGAAAATGAAGATATTTTAGTTAATGAAATTAATAATTATATTGACGAAGGTGCTAAAAATATAATATTTAAATCTTCAAACAAAACATTAAAAATTAATAATGTTAAAGAAGCAGTAGCGGTAGGCTATGATGTATCGGGAGGTAAAAAAGCAGATATTATTATTAACGCTGATAAAAATTATCCTATATCAATTAAAAAAGACAATGCATCTTTTTGGGAAAGTGCAGATACACGTTACAAAGATATAGTAACAACTTTATCTAAAAAAATTGAAGCGGGTGATTTTTCTCCGGAATTGGTATTTATGCCTTTTATTGATAAATTAGGTAATAAAAAAGAAGGCATCAATACAATGTATAATGAAAAAACAAAATCTAAAATCACTGGTGTCATTGTTACAGATTTACCTTCTTCATCAGCTGAATCTACTATATTTGGTTCAGATAAAGCTACAGTAATTTATAGAAGTTTTACCCCTAATGATTTTAAATTAGATGGAGATACATTATATATTACTGTTTCTAAAATAATAAGTAATTTGAAAGATGTTTATAAATACAATCTTGAACCCGTTTTAAATATTAGGCATGATTCTACTAGACAAGCAACCGGTGGTTTAAGAGCTACAGTCCAACCTAAAGATAAAGTTTATTCTGATGAAGGAGTAACTGGAAATAAAATTGAATTATCTTATAACGATATAATGTCTTAATATTTATAATTATGGATAAACTTACTAAAATAATAAAAGATGTATTATCATCTTACCCAAAAAAAGATTGTGGATGTGGTTGTCATGGAAAATGCGCTACTAACGCTCCTATGTTAAACGAAAATTTAGGTGCTAAAGTAATTATGACTGAAAATATGAAGTATCATATTGACAACAAAAAACCATTAATTGAAAATACATTTCGCTATGGTTCAAAAGCATTTTTAGATTTATGGGCTGAAGCTAGATACTTATATTCACGTGATGCCATAAATTTAAGTGAATCTGATAAACAAATTATTTTAGAAACACATTTAGGAGAACGTGGTTTATTTAATGGTGAATTAGTCCCATTAGATTTACCTATGGAAGATCTAGATGAAAACCAGAAAATAACAACAGATCAATTATTAAATAACCCAAAAACATTAACTTTAGATAAAGAAACTTCTATTAAAGGTAGACAATTCAAAACAGGAGATAGGATATCAGTTCAATATCAATTTGATGATGATGGTGAAAGTTTTTTTAAAATTAAGGGGTTTGGAGCTGATGAAATCTCCATCCCATATATTCCTAAAAAAGAAATGGATAATTTTTTAAAAAATGCTTCATTATATTTACCTACAGAAAATTTAAATGAAGCAGAATTTAAAGGTAAAGAAGTACAATTAGGTAAACCTAAACGTGGCGGTTCTAAAAAATTCTTTGTATATGTAAAAGATCCTAAAACAAAGAAAGTTAAAAAAGTATCATTTGGAGATACAACTGGATTGTCTGCCAAAATAAATAACCCCAAAGCACGTAAAGCGTTTGCCGCTAGACATAACTGTAAAAATAAAAAAGATCGCACAAAAGCTGGTTATTGGTCTTGTAACTTAGGTCGCTATGCTAAGTCTTTAGGAATGAAAAATAATTTTAGTGGATATTGGTAATAGAATTGACACCCCAAAATTTATAATAAAATATGGCTTACGTTTATATTATAACTAACATTATAAATAATAAAAAATATATAGGATCTTCTAGAAAACAAACTGTAGATCCTCACTATTATGGTAGTGGGAAAAGAATAAAAAATGCTATTAAAAAGTATGGTATTGTAAATTTTACTAGAGAAATATTATGGGAAGGTGAAGGAGACGCTAGAAATGTAGAAACTTATTGGTTAGAATGTTTTAATGCTGCCTCTAATCCTCAATTTTATAATATGACTAATGATGCTAGAGGAAATACTTTACATAAAGAAGAAACAAAACTCACTATTAGCGAAAAATTAACAGGTCGTAAATTTTCTAAAGAGATATGTGATAAAATATCCAAAAACAAAAAAGGTAAACCCAATCATAAGAAAGGTAAACCTGATGGTCCTAAACCTGGAGTTACTGAAGCCCATAAAGGTAGAGTTAGTCCTAATAAAGGAAAAGGAAATCAAGTAGCTTTATATAAAATATCTGGAGAATATATTAAAACTTATTCTAATTATCATGACCTAGCTATTGATATACAAATACACCCAGAAACAGTAAGATGTCAACTTGTTGGAAAATCTCAAACAATTAAGAATAAACAATATAGAGCACAATATTTATAATAAATGATAAAACTTTTAGACCTTTTATGCGAAGAAAAGCTTGATATCCTTAAACCTAGACGTTCCCCTGAAGAACGCCAAGCTAACTTTCTCATTGCAACCAATAAAAAAATTGAACAATATATAAAGGATGGAGGCAAAGGTAATCTTGATTTGCGAAATACTCCAATTACATCATTACCAAATGATTTAACAGTTGGAGGTAATCTTGATTTATATGGTACCAAAATTACATCATTACCAAATGGTCTAAAGGTTGATGGCTATCTTAATTTAAATCGTACCAAAATTACTACATTACCAAATGATTTAACAGTTGGAGGTGATCTTGATTTATATGATACCAAAATTACTACATTACCAAATGATTTAACAGTTGGAGGTGATCTTGATTTATATGGTACCAAAATTACATCATTACCGAATGGTCTAACAGTTGGAGGTTACCTTTATTTAAATCGTACCAAAATTACTACATTACCAAATGATTTAACAGTTGGTGGTAATCTTCATTTATTAGATACTCCAATAAGTAAAAAATATTCTAAGGAAGAAATTGAAAAAATGGTTCCCGGAGTAAAAGGTAATATTTATATAAAATAAAAACAAATGAATTTATCACACCCCAAACTTTTATTAGAAAACAAAAAATACATTTTAGAAAACGTAAAGTTAGCTAAACAGTATGTTGATTCAAATCAAATTACTAATGATTTTCTAAATACCTTAGTTCAAGCTGATCCTACTCCTACTAAAAAATATGTTGGGTGGATGGCTAAACAATGGGTAAATAAAAGTGTATCTGATATTGACGAATTAAGAAATACGATTGAAGAGTTTAATACTTTCCTTAACAAAGGAAAAATGAAAACTAAAGATATAAACGCATTCAAATCTTTTGATGATTTAAAACAAGAAATAACCAAACTAAACCAATCAGGTGAAGGTAAATCGATTAAAGACTTAGAAAAAGATTACGATGTAGTAGTAGATAATAATGACTTAGTAATAATGTCTCCTCACACCCATGAAGCCTCTCGTAAATTAGGTTTAAGTGTTTTCTCATTCAGAGACTGTGAAGGAGGAGGAAAAGATTCATCATGGTGTACAACATATAAAGCACCTGACCATTTTAATGATTATTACTACACCCATAACGTTACTTTTTACTATATAAAGATAAAATCTCCAAAATTATTGGAAGAATTAAAAACAGCATTTCCAAAAAAATATAAAGAATTACAAGTAGTAGCATTAGCAGTTCTTGATAATGGAAAAATAGATGGATATGATGGGTTAGACAAACAAATGAATAAAAAAGATATTGATACTTATACCGATATAATAGGAATTTCATGATAAAACTTTTAGACCTTTTACGCGAAGAAAAGCTTGATATCCTTAAACCTAGACGCTCCCCGGAAGAACGCCAAGCTAACTTTCTCATTGCAACCAATAAAAAAATTGAACAATACATAAAGGATGGAGGCAAAGGTAATCTTGATTTGCGAAATACTCCAATTACCTCATTACCAAATGGTCTAAAGGTTGGTGGTAATCTTTATTTAGCAAATACCCCAATTACCTCATTACCAAATGGTCTAACGGTTGGTGGCTATCTTAATTTATACAATACCCCAATTACATCATTACCAAATGGTCTAAAGGTTGATGGCTATCTTGATTTATATGGTACTAAAATTACCTCATTGCCAAATGATCTAACGGTTGGTGGCCATCTTGATTTATACAATACCCCAATTACCTCATTGCCAAATGGTTTAACGGTTGGTGGCTATCTTAATTTAGCAAATACCCCAATAAGTAAAAAATATTCCGAAGAAGAAATTGAAAAAATGGTTCCCGGAGTAAAGGGCAATATTTATATATAAACATAAAATAAGTGATTAAGCTTATAGACATATTCAATCAACTTCTCCAAGAAGAAAAAGAAAAACGCGACAGATGTTTACGTATTGCTGATCGCAAATACGATAAGCCATCTGCATACAAATCAGGAGCCGTTGTAAGATGTCGTAAAGGAGATATTTGGAAAGATTTAAAAGAAGATACAACCTCTTCAGCAGAACAAAAAATTGATGAGTTACCTAAGGGTAAACTATTTGATGATGCAAAAAATATAGAAGGCATCTTTAATAAAAGTCAACATAGTTGGAGTGAAGTAATCGAATTATTTGAAAAAAATAGAGATAAAGGTCAAGAACAATATGTGAACATAGAAGACATTCACATTACACAACCTAATATCCAAAGCAATAAAGTAAAACAGGTAATTACAAATACAAAAGAATTACCTATTATAAATATTGTTGAATTTCCAGACGGTGAAAAAGTAATTTATGACGGACATCATAGACTTGTAGCCAACTGGGCTCTAGGAAATGAAAAAATTAAAACAAACCTAGTTCAAGTTGAAAATTTAGAAGAAGCTGAATCATTACATAAGTGGTTTAACCGTCAAGGAGCAAAAGGAAAAGAAAAAGGATGGGTAGACTGTAATGCACCAGACGGAAACGGAGGTTATAAATCCTGCGGAAGAAAAGAAGGAGAGAAACGCTCTAAATATCCTGCCTGTAGACCAACAGCAGCACAATGTAAAACACCTGGTAAAGGTAAAAAATGGGGTAAAACAAAATGATATTTATTATAAAATGAAAACACAAGATTTAAAAAAACTAATTAAAGAAGAGATACAAAAAATATTAAGTGAAGAAATTCAAGGAGATGTTTTGTTTCTATATCATAGAACAACTATTCCTACTGCTAAAAAAATAATAGCTTCTAACTTTAATTTAATTCCTAGTTCTGGGCTAATAGGAAAAGGAGTATATTTTGTTTATGATAATCCTAAAGAAATATCAAGCAATATGGATGTTTACGGAGGAGCTTCATTAAAATATAGTATTCCTTTAAGTTCTTTGTCTGATTTTTTAATATTTGATCCAAATATCCAACTATCACCTTTAGAAGGTCAATTAAAAAAAATCCCTCAATCTATTACCCAAAATTTAAATCTTAATGCAAAAGACACCTCAGCAGGAGAATTAGAAGACAAATTAAATGAAGAAAATAAATCTCTCAGTGATTATTTTAAAGGTATTCTCTACCCCCTTAAAAAAGCTCCATCAGGATATGGAGCTTCAAAACCAACAGGAACTAACAAAAACGCGGTAATATATGATGTTTCTCTATTAAAATTCGAAGGGATATCAACTGATGGAGTAACATATAAAATCCCTTCTAATATCAAAATATCATCCCCTGAAGTACAATTAAGTAAAAATTTAATAGAACCCAATTCAGAAATTAAAAAAACACTTGTAAATCTATCAGGAAAAAAAATGACATCATTACCTGATGGATTAAGAATAATAGGAAGTTTAGACCTTACAAATACTAATTTGGAAAAATTTCCTAAAAATTTATATATTCAAAATACTTTATATGTTGATTTAAAAGATGTTCCTAAACTCCCAAATGACATCCAATATAAAAGATTAAAATTAAAAGATATAAATAAAGATAATATTAAATATATGGAAAAATTAGAGTATAAATATATTCCATCATCATATGATGGAGAACTATTTGGGGAATATCGGTATGAAGGTTATTTTAAAAAATGGGGTAAAACAAAATGATCAAACTAAGAGACATACTAAAAGAGATAGTTTATCCTTTTTCTGAATATGATGTAATGTATCATGAGGAGGATAACAGTCTAATAGACGTTGAATATACTTTTCAAACTAAAGAGAATACCTATAAAGTT